CTACATCCGCCGCGCGCCCAGGCTGACCGCCCGCGCCAGCATCTGGGCGATCTGCGCCTCGGACCGCAGCAGGGCCGGCGCCCCGCCGTCCACCGTCACATTGACCGTGACCCCGCCGCCCGAAACCGGGCCGATCTCGCCGCCCGTCGCGGGACGAAACACCTCCGGCCCGCGCTCTCCGACCAGATAGGCGCCCCCGCCCAGCACCGGCCCGCCATCCGCCCGCGCCCCGCCGAAGCTGGACATCGCCGCCTGGATGGCGGCGCCGAGGCCGCCCTGCGATCCCGCCGCCGCGTTCACCGCGTTCAGCACCGCCCGCGCCAGTTCGGCCAACGACACCTCCCCGTCCGCCGCCGCCCGCGCCAGCGATCGCGTCAGGCTGTCGCCGGCCCGCCCGAACGCCGCCTCAATGGCGTCGGCCGCATCCTTCGCCGGCGCCTTCAGCGCCTCCAGCGCCGCCCCGGCCTCGGCGGCGCGCAGGGCGACGTCGTCGATCCGGTCCCGTCCGATCTCATCCGCCATCCGGCCAAACCTCCATCAATCGCGCCAGCCCCTCGCGCCCCAGCGGCGCCGCCGCCTGCGGCGTCTGGGTCAGCATCCGCCATTCCTTCAACGACAGCCGCCAGAACGCCTCGGGCGCCACGCCCATCGCGCCCGCCAGCCTCAACATCTCGCCCCAAGGGGTCACCTCGTCATCCTCCGGCCGGACCGGAGGACGCCGCGAACGCCTGCGCCACCGCCTGCGCCGCCTCTCGCGGATCGACGCCCGTCACATCCGGCGCCGTTTCTCCGCCCCCGCGCAGCACCGCCGCCAGCACCACCATCAGGTCCCTCGCCGACAGCGTCTTCATCCGCTCCGCGACCGCCGCCAGTCCATCGACGCCCAGGCCCGTCTCGATCTCGGCCAGCGCCCCCAGCGTCAGGCACGCCCGACGCCGCTGACCGTTCAGCATCACCCCCGCCTCGCCTCGCGCCCCGTTCATAGGGCGCTGAACCCGATCGCCCCGGCGCTGGCCAGGCTCACGGCGAACGTCGCCTCACCCTCGTGTTCCCCGGCGTATTCCAGCGCCGCCACCAGGAACGGCCCCTCCAGCACGCCGAAATCCGGCACGATCAGCCGCCACCGTTTCGCCGCCTGATCGAAAAAGGCTTCGCGCACCAGCGCGTCCGACGGCGCGTCGCGGAATATGCCCTGCCCGGACACCGCCGCCGACTTGACCCCCGCGCCCGCCAGCAGTTCGCGCCACCGTCCGGCGCTGTCGCCGTCGGTCGCATCCACCGTCTTGGCGTTCAGCGAGATGGTTCGCGCCCTCAGCCCCGCCACCGTCGTGAACACGCCCGGGGACGCCACCGGGGCGCCCTCGATCTTCAGCAATATGTCCTTGCCCGCCTGTGCGGCCATGTTGTCCTCGCTTTGCTTATGTGTGGCGTGTGGCGAGCGACGCGTGGCGAGGATGACCGTCGCAACGGTTCGCCCGCCACCTCCACCTCACGGATCCCGCTCGCCACTCGCCGCTAACCACTCGTCACGTCCTCGGTCACCGCCCTCAGCCGCACGACCGCATAGGTGCGCCGCCCGTCGCCGGCCGGGAAGACATCGGCGAAGGTCGCCCTCAGGGTCGCGGTCCGCACCCCGTCGGCCTCCAGCGTGGTCTCGTGCAGACACGCCCGCACCGCCGCCGCCATCGCCTTGGCCTCTTGCGACCCGGCGAAGCGCGACACGCCGGTCAGGGTCAGCCGCTGCTCCACCGCGCCGCCGTCCGCCGCCACCGGCCGGCTTTCGCACCGCCCCAGCGCCAGATAGGGGCACAGCGCCCCGTCCGGCGCCTGGTCGTAAACCCGCCCCTGGATCAGGGCCGACACCGTCTGATCGGCCTTCAGCGCCGCCACCATCGCCTTCTGCAGCGCCCCTTCGTGATCCCTCATCGCGTCCGCTCCAGGTCCAGTTCGACCCGCCCCGGCCGCTGGTCCGCGACCAGGCGGATCGTCCAGTCCGCCCCGCCGAAGCGCAGCACCCGCCCGAGCGCCAGCCGCGGATCGGCCCGCGTCTCGGCCTTCATCGTCTCGACCGACCGGCGCTGATCGCCCTCGCCGCGCTCGACCCGCCGCCGCGTCCCGCCCTTCAGCCAGACCGACCCCATCGGCTCGAACGTCACGCTGCGCCCGCCATACGGCGTCTCGGCCTCAACCGGCCGGAACAGTCCCCCCAGCACCCTCACAACCGCACCACGCGATAGGGCGCGATCCACCCCTCGACCGGCTCCACGGCCATGTCGGGATCACCCCGTTCATAGGCCCGCAGCACCAGCATCAGGATCGCCAGCCGAAGCGGCGCCGGGGACGTGGACGTCAGGCTCAACCCCACATCCGCCTCCACCCGCGCCCTGGCCGCCTCGATCAGCGTGGCGATCAGCCCATCCTCGGCCTCATGCTCGACGCGCAGAAACAGCTTCGCCTCCGCCGCCGTCACCGGTTGCGCCATGCCAATCTCCATTGTCAGAAATCACCTCTCCTCCCCATGCAATGGGGAGGGGGACCACAAAGTGGTGGAGGGGCTCTTGAAGTCCCACAGGCGTCTGTGATGCGTCGAAGACCCCCTCCGTCACGGCGCTGAAGACGCGCCGCGCCACCTCCCCATCGCTGCGCGACAGGGAGGAGACGATCACTTCAGCTCGCGGCGAACTTCATCACCTTGATGGCGTCAAAGTTCTGCACCCCGCCGCCCACGCGCTTGGTCGTGTAGAACAGCACATAGGGCTTGGCCGAATAGGGATCGCGCAACACCCGCACCCCCGCCCGATCGACGATCAGATAGCCGCGCTGGAAGTCGCCGAACGCGATCGACAGGCTGTTGGCCGCCACATCCGGCATGGTCTCGATCTCGGTGACCGGATAGCCGAGCAAGCTCGCCGTCTCGCCCAGCCGCGTCGCCGGCTGCCAGATATAGTTGCCGTCCGCGTCCTTGAACTTGCGAACGGCCGAGACCGTCTTGCGGTTCATCACGAAGCGCCCGTTCGGTCGGTACTGTGCCTTGGGCGCATAGATCAGGTCGATCAGCCGATCCGTCGGACTGGTCGACGCGAACCCGCCCGCCGCGCCTGACGCCACATAACCGATCTGACCCCAGGCCTGGTCCGCGTCCGCCACGGTCGTATAGCTCAGGAAGCCGCGCGGTTTGTTGGTCCCGTCGCCGGTCACGAAGGCCGCCGTCTCCTGCGCCGCAAAGGCATCCTCGACCTCGGCCGCCAGCCATTCGTCGAGATCGACCATGGCGTCGTCCAGCAGGGCCTGGGTCGCCGCCGGATTGGCGTAGAGGTCCGCCGACGGGAACTCCAGCAGGGCCAGGGTCGCCGGGTCCGTCTCGGGACGTGCAGCGGTTTCCGCCACCCAGCCCGAGGCCACGCCCGCCGTCGACACCGGCTTTCTGAACACGCCCGCCGCCACCGTGCGCACCGTGGCGATCTCGCGCATCGGCGACGCCGCCATCAGACGCCGCTCGATGGCCCGTTCGGTCTCATAGGGCACGACATAGCCGCCCGAGGTGGCGCCGCCCGACAGGCCCGCCTTCACCTCCAGCCCGCCAGACTGACCCGTCTTCAGATAGCCGTCCCAGGCCGCCTTCGCTTCCGGCGCGGACGCCGTCTCGACCGGCTCGCCGCCAATGAGCGGACGCCGGTTCTGGCTCATCACCCGATCCAGACGCGCCTGGGCCGCCGCCACCGCCTGATCGATGCGCGCCACCTTCTCCTCCAGCAGGACATCGGCCGCCGCCTTCTTCTCGATCTCGCCCAGCCGGACGTCGTTCGCCCCTTTGAACGCCTCGAACGCGGCCATCATCTCATGCATGGCGGCGCGCGCTTCCGGCGAGGCGGAAGCCTGTTTGGTCTCTTTCATGATATCTCCGGTTGAAGAACCGCGTGTTGCGGTTAGGGTCGAGGCGTGACCGGCACGACCTCGAAATTCATCGACAGCCTACAGCGCTCCTGGCTGCTCAAGCTGGCTTGGGTGCTGGCGCCGTTCGCACCGATGCTGGTCGTGGCGACGTCAAAGCACAGCCCCGAGCGGTGGGCCGGATGGCTGTCCTCGGCCATGCTTCTTGTCGTCTTCGGCAGCCTGGCCGCATCCTATGCGTTTGCGCTGATCGAGCGGCGCCAGAGGCGCGCTCGACTTCGCGCCCTGTCTCCCTTGCAGCGCCTTCAGATGTCCGACGAAGCCAATCTCGCCCCGCTAGGCGAAACCCTGCGCGTGACCGATCATCCCGCCATCGAAACCCTGCCGAGGGTCGTTCAGTGGGCCATAGCCGCGCTGGGGGCGCCGCTGCCCAAACCCCTTTCGGCCGTCGTCGTCGCGCTGGACTTGAGTATTTTCGTCCTGCTGCTGGCGATGGTGTTTCTGAATGACCCGATGGGTCAACTGTCCCGTCGTCTGGGCGCGCCCCTTCTGCCCTACTGGCCGATCTTCATCGCGCTCTTTGCAGGACTGGTCGCCCTGCGTCTGATAGAACGGCTATCGAGTATGAACCGCTACTACATCGCCCAGGCGGCCACCTCGGGCCGCCGCCCTTTCCCTGCCCTGTGACGAACGCCCGATGTCCCACCTCACGCCGCTCGAAAGCGCCGTCATGGACGCCATGACCTGGCAGATGGGCGACAGCGTGCCCGATCTGGCGGCGCAGGCGGCGTCCAGTTCGCCGGGCCTGCGTCGCAACACCGGGGCGGGCCTCTATTCCCAGTTCCTGGTCGACGCCGACCGGCGCACGGCCAACCCCGACGCCACGGGCCTGTTCGGCACGGTCCATGTCATGGTCGCCGACCTGCCCGAACCCGTCGGCTTCCAGATCGAGCTGCGTCAGGGCCGCCTGATGGCCCTGCACGGCCAGAGCTATGGCCAGGACACCCGCGCCATCGACTTCTCCAACACCCCCTTCAGCGAGGTCTTCACCGTCGACGACCGGGGCCAGTCCGTCCTCTATCGGCCGGCCTGGCGCGCCCCCGATCCGGTCGCCCCCAGGCCGAAACCCACCGCCCGGCCGAGCGTCTCGACCCAGCCCAACCCCCAGCCTCAGCCCTCCGCGCGCACGACCCCGGCGGCCCGTCCGGCCGACCACGCCCTGCCCGTCTCCGCCTCACCGCCCGGCGTGGCCGACATGCTGTCCGGCCTGTCGAACCCGTCAGCTTCGGCGGCAGGGCGCCTGGCCCTGGTTTATCTGGGCGCCTACGCCCTGGCGGTGGTCTTCGTCCTGTTCGCCCGGCTTGCACTACACACCGGCTGGTTCTTCGCCCTGATCCTCGCCTTCTGGGCCCTGCGCTTCATCCATATGCCCAAGGGCCGCGCAATGATGTCCAGGCTCGCGGACACCCTGGCCCGTCAGGGCGTGTTCGCGGCGTTGAAGTCACGCTGACCGGCTTGCAATCCAGCCTTTTCCGCCCACGTCAAAAACGATCAGAGGAAAAAGCGGATGTTCGGACTGTTCTTTCATCCCCGGCGTTCCGACGATGGACGCCCCGTCGCCGTGCGCTTCGTCGCCGGCCAGTGGCGCGGCGCCGCATCGGACGCCCCTGCGCCCGTTCCCGTCATCCGCGAAAACACGCCGCCATCTCCCCCGTCGATGCCAGGCTGAACCGCGCGCCCGGCAGCATTGGGAATGTCACCAGCGACACCTCCCACAGGTCCACTTCGCTCAGCACCCGCAACCGCCCCTGACGCCGCGCACGGGCGGTGCGATAGCCGATCGACAGGCCATCCAGCGCCCCCGCTCGGCTCAGCGCGCCCGCGAACCGCGCCTCGGCGGACCAGTCCTCGATCCGGCCGCGCACGAACAGGCCGCGGTCGTCCTCCACGATCTGGTCCCAGACCCCGACCGGCGCCCGCGCATCGTGCTGGCTCAGCATCCGCACGCCCTCGGCCCCCGTCCGCGCCAGACTGTCGGCGAACGCCCCCGCCTGCACCACATCTCCGTTCAGGTCCGCCACGCCCCACAGGGAGGCGTAGCCCTGGATAGGGAGTGCGCCGGAACTCTCCCTCCCCCTGCGGGGGAGGGTGGTCGCGCCGTCAGGCGAGACCGGGTGGGGGCGGCCGGGCAAAGTCCCACCGGCCTGTTTCGTTTCCCAGCGTACGGCCTTGCTGGGCCGCCCCCACCCGGTCGCTGCGCGACCACCCTTCCCGGAGCGGGGAGGGAGAAGATCGCCTTCGCCGCTCATTTAGCCCCCTCCAACCGCCGCTCGATCCGCTCCACGGCCGCCGCCGTCGCCTCGCCCTGGGTCTCCAGCCGCGCCAGCCGTTCGGCGACCAGCCTCTGCTCTCCGACCCGCTGCTCCAGCGTACCGATCCGCGCCGCCGCGCCGCCCGCCCAGACCAGGCCGCCCACCGTCTGCACGACCACAGCAATCAGCAGCGCCGTCGGCACGCGCCGGATGTGATGTTCGGTCATCCTTCCACCCCCGCCATCCGACGCCGCTCGTCCTCGGTCAGGAAGCTGGCGGCATCCAGCCGCGCCCACAGGGCGTCGCGCTCGGGCTGCAACGCCGAGACCGCATCCATATCGGCCCTGATCTCGCAGTCGGCGAACCGTTCGCCCAGCCAGCCAGTCATCGCCCCCGCCGCCTTTCGGACCAGCGGGATCACCGTCTGGCGCCAGAAGGCCGCATTGGCCTCGCGATAGTTGGCGTAGGTCGCGTCGCCCGGCACGCCCAGCAGTTGCGGCGGAACCCCGAAGGCCAGGGCGATCTCGCGCGCCGCCGCGTGTTTGCCGGCTGTAAAGTCCATCTCCGCCGGCGTCAGGCTCAGCGGCTTCCAGTCCATACCGCCTTCCAGCAGGATCGGTCGCCCGGCGTTCATCGCCCCGGCATAGGCGTTCGACAGCTGGTCCTTCAGCGCCTCGAACTGTCCGTCGGTCAGCCGCTCGCCGTTGCGCGCCCCGTAAACCAGCGCCCCCGACGGCCGCGCCGCATTGTCCAGCAGGGCCTTGTTCCAGGCGCCCGCCGCATTGTGCGCGTCCACCCCCTGCGCCGCCGCCTCCAGCGGCGACAGCCCGTACCAGTCGTCCAGCGGGTGCCACAGTTTCAGGTGCATCACCGGCGCCCAGCCATCCCCGGCCCGCCCGATCCGAACCGACCGTCCGTCTACGGAATAGTCCCACGCCTCGGGCCAGCCCGACCGCCCCGGAACCACCTTCACCCGGTCCGACCGCAGCGCCCACAGCTCGTCCGGCGCCCCGTCCCCATCCGCATCGCCGGTGGCCTCGACATAGGCGTTGCCCGACACCTGCAGCGCGCCATAGACCGCCTCCATCAGCTCCGCGCCCGACTGTTCGGGATTGGGCCGACGGATCAGCTTCGCCAGCGGATGGGCGTCGTCCCTCGCACCGCCGACAAACACAGCAAACGGCGCGGACGCCGCCGCCTCGGCGATCATGCGGATGCAGCGATAGGCCACCGCATTCTTCTGATACCCCTCGCGCGCCAGGCTGGCGTAGTCGTTGGGCGTCCAGCGCGGCCGCCCCACGCCCGACAGGGCGATCACCGCGCCCACCCGGCTTTCCTTCGCTTCAGGCGCACCCCTGCGCCCCGCCTGGCCGAACGGCCACCGGATCGAAACCATCGTGTCGATTTCCCTTTTATTTTCGTCATCCTCGGGCGTGTTCCGAGGATCCAATCTCACGGTGTTCGCCGCTCAAGTCCGGTGTCTATAGGTCCTGGGCACGAGGCCGAGGATGACGGCGTGTGAAACTAGACGCGGTGTCTTGAAGGCGTCATCAGTCGCAACAACGGCCGTTCGAGCCACAGATGCACGGCGACCCCCGCCGCCAGACTGACCAGCACCGTCAGCGCCGCCACCGCATCCCCCGGCGCCGAGACCACCCCGCTCTCGAACAGCCGACCCAGCGCGCGGATCGCCAGCACATGCGTCAGATAGATCGAATAGGACGCATCCCCCATGAAGGCCGCCGCCCGCTCGACCCTTCCCGGCGCCCGGTCCAGCCGCTCCATCCGCACCGCCCCGAACACCAGAAGGGCGCTGGGCAGGCCCCAGATCAGAACCCGCGCCAACCCCGTCGCCGGATCGTTCAGGGCCTCCACCCCGTCGACCCGCCCGTACCCGACCACCACCGTCAGACCCAGCGCGACCAGCCCCAGCCCGACCGCCCACGGCCCGGCCCATCGCGGCGTGAACCGCCAGATCCCGGCGATCCCCACGCCCAGCAGAAACTCCACAAGGATCGGCGCGCCCCAGAACCTCAGCACCGGCGCCGCGACGAAACATCCGGCGACCAGCAGCACCCCATAGGCGCAGACCAGCCCCCATCCGACCCGCCGTCCGAACGCCAGGCTCAGGCCGAAGGCGGCGTAGAACAGCATCTCGAAACACAGGGTCCACCCCGGCCCCAGCGCCGGAAACGTCATCTCCAGACCGCTGAAGGGCCAGAACAGGACCGTCGCCGCCGCCACATCGGGGCTCAGCATCCCGCCCCGCGCCATCCCGACCAGGATCGGCGCCGACAACAGCCAATAGATCGGCGCCACCCTGCGAAACCGTCGCCACAGGAACGCGCCCGCCGCATCGACGCCCGCCTGTCCCCGCGCCGTCATGGCGATGACGAAGCCGCTGATGACGAAGAACACGTCCACGCCCACGGCGCCGAAATCCGCCAGCGCTCCGTCGCCGACCAGCGTCTCCAGCCCCAGCCGCGTCCCGGCCAGGTCCACGGCATGGGCCGCGACCACCGCCGTCGCCGCCGCGAACCGCAGCGCCTGCACCCCGTAGAACCGCTCCCCCATCCGTCACGCCTATCACCCGGCGCGACGGATCGACAACTTCAGATCATCACGCGCGCCCGCACGGCCTCGGCGATCCGCGCCTGTCCCGCCGCATTGGGGTGGACGGCGTCGAACATCAGGTCGCCCGCGAAGACGCCGCCGAACAGGGTCTTCCCGTCGATGGGCGTCGCCAGCCTCCTGGCCGCCGCGACCTCGACCGCGGCGCCACGGATGGCGTCCTGCATCCCATAGCTCGCCCTGCCCTGTGCGGGATCGGACGGACAGCCGGTCATTAGCAGCACGTCCCCCGTCGTCGCCGCCCGGTCGATCAGCGACCCCAGTTGCGTCTTGTAGGTCGCCGCCGCCGTCCCCGCATTCCAGTCGTTGATGGTCAGACCGATCACCGTCAGGTCCGCCGCCGCGACCGGCAGCGCGCCATAGGCCCGGTACGGCTGATCCGTCGCGATCCAGTCCGCGACCTTCGATCCGCCCCATCCGGCGTTGATCACCCGCGCGCGCCTCGCCTCCGACCGCCAGGTGACCCCGCCCACGACGAACACCGCCCCGCCCGAGGCCCAGCGCACCGTCACCGGCCCGCTGGTCTCTGGAAAGGTCACGGTCGTCGCCTCCATCGCCGCCGCCTTGGTCGTATTGACCGTGGCCCGCGCCACACCGTCCGTTTCGACCGTCAGGACCCCCAGCGCCGTATTGGTCACGGCCCACAGGTCGAACCGATCCACCGGACTGTCGGGCTGGAAACGCCATCCGCCGGTCGAGCCCGCAGCGCCGGAAAACAGTTTGCCGCCCATCCCCGCCAAGGCGTTGACGCTCCAGCCGCTGCCCAGCGTCACGCGCGGATCATAGGCCGCATAGCCGCCGCTGGCCCCATCCGCCGCGCCCGCTCCGGCGACCGAGGCCGCCGACGCGGGCAGACCCCGTCTGCTCATCGACGCCGCCAGACGCTCGGGCCAGGCGCCGCCCCGCGCATTGGGGGTCCAGCCCCCGGCGACCCCGCCGAAGCCTTGCGTCACGCTGTCGCCGATGCACAGCAGACGCGCCTCACGCCCGCCCGCCTGCATCGTCCTGACCGCCGCCGACCAGACGGGCAGGTCGGGAACGGCGAACCGCGGTCCTCCCAGGACACCGCCCAGCACCCCGCCCGGCGCCGCCGACGCCGCGCCGATCCTGACGCCCGGCATCAGTCGAAGACCGCCACGATCTGGCCGGCCGTCGTTCCGGCGGCCAGCACCCGCCGCACCTGCACCGGCAGCCAGCCGACCGGATGATTGGCGAAGGTCACGGCGTCGGCATCCTCGCCATCCGTCGTCAGCACCCGGACATTGCCCGCCGCCCCGACATACAGCGCCTTGGCGTAGGCGTTCAGGTCCGCCGTATCGCTGGGGGTCACCGCCTGCGCGCGCCGCGCCGGTCCCCCGGCCTCGCGCCCATGGCTCAGCAATCCGTCCCGCTCGGGAATGGCCGGCATATCGTCTCTCCTATTGTTCAAAAATCTCCCTCCCCCGGCGGGGGAGGGTGGCTGAGCCGCAGGCGAAGCCGGGTGGGGGCGGCGACGCGACCAGCCCGCCACCCTGCGCGCCCTGCACGGCCGCCCCCACCCGGTCGCCCCCACCCGGGCGCTTCGCGACCACCCTCCCCGAACGGGGAGGGAGAAGCCCCTAAAGCCCCCGCACCCTCGGCCCGGCCGAGCGCGCCTCCAGCATCAGCCGCGTGATCCCCCACACCAGGGCGTCGGCCCGGTCGGGGCTGGGTCCGCCCTCGGACCCCAGGGCCAGCATCTCTTCCTCCAGGGCGGAAAAGGCGTCGCAGTGGATCACACGCCCCTGTTCGTACAGCAGCGCCACCGGCTCGGCCCGCGCGGCCTTGGACCGCGTGGCGTGGACCATTTCGATCTTGGCCGGACAGTCGCTGGCCCCCAGGACCGCGCGCACCATGTCGCCGCCCTGATTGCCCTCCGCGATCACCTCCTGCGCCCCGAACTCGCGCGCGGCCTGACAGACCACGGCGGCCCAGCCGCTGGGCGAACGCCCCCGGACCGTCCGGTCGGCCAGGACGAAGGCCCGGCCGTCCTTTCGCCCGACCACCACCACGCCGCAGGCGTCGCCCCGCGCGGTCGCCGGCGGATCGACCGCCACCACCACCCGGTCCAGCTCCGGCGGCCGCGCGCCCCTGGCCCGCCTCAGTTCCTCGATGCAGAACAGGGCGCCCTCGCCCTCGACCACCAGGCCCTCCAGCTCCTGCGCGGCCAGCCGCGTGCCGCCATAGACGTCGTTCAGATGCGCCAGGAACCCCGGCGACAGATTGTGCGCGTTCAGCGCCGTCTGGGCCCGCTCCGTCACCGTCCCGGCCTCGGCCATCAGTTGGCGCAGCGCCGGGATCGGCCGGGGCGTCGTCGTCACCGCCAGCAGCGGTTCGGTCCCCAGCCGCAGGCCGAACCTCAGGTTCGACAACACCCGGTCGGGGCGTCGCCAGGCGCAGAACTCGTCGGCCCAGGCCGCATGGAACTGCGGCCCTCTCAGACTGTCGGGATCTTCCGCCGAAAACGCATAGGCCGCCGACTGATTGGCCCACACCAGCCGCCGCCGCCCCGCCTCCCAGCGCGGCCGGTCGCCCGGCTCCGCCAGCGCCTTGATCCCCGACGTCCCCTCCACCATCACTTCGCGCACGTCGTGCAGGGCGGGGCCGACCAGGGCCAGGGTGATGCCGGAAAACTCGCGCGCCAGCACGTCGATCCAGACCGACCCGGCGAAGGTCTTGCCCGATCCCCGGCCGCCCAGCAGCAGCCAGGTCTTCAGCGTCCGATCAGCCGGCTGGTGCTGATGCTTCAA